CCACCTTGAATTACCGATCGCCCGTAGAGTTCGAAAATAACCACTCAACCCACTGAAACTGTCCCACTACGACTGTCCACTAAAACTTGACCACTACAAGCAAAACCGCCTGTTTTTGCCCAGGACTGTCTACCCATTCACACGGGATTCACACCAAATTCACACGAGAATGGATAATGGGAGTTCATGAACTTCCCCTGTCCTGACGCACAAACGGGATGCTTCCCAGCAGCTTGCGCCGCAGACCGTAGGATTCGGCATGGTTGGCGTGTGCTATCCACGACATGATGGATTCCTTGATTTTTGACAGGCTGATCTTGCCCGCCGCGTACTGTCTGCGTAAGCGGCGCAGCGTTTTGGAGATACGGGCGATGGAACTTTTCCTGATGCGTCGGTGCGTTGTCCATATCCGGTAGCCCAGAAAGTCCAGCGCTCGCCCGTGGTGTTGGCCGACGGGGAACACTTGGGTTTTGGCGTTGGTTTTCAGGCGCAGACGTTGCCAAAGGAATGCTTCGATCTGGGCGCGGATGCGGTGCAGGTGCGCTTTGTCGTGGTGAACAACGAGAAAATCATCCATGTAGCGCACGTAGTGTTTTTCGCGTAAACCATGCTTTACAAACTCGTCGAGTTCGTGCAGGTAGATGTTGGCGAAAAGCTGTGACGTGAGGTTGCCGATGGGGATGCCAGCCGGATGAGGATCGCCGTGCGTGGCTGTTGAATCGATAATGCCGTCGAGCAGCGCCAGGGTTCGCTTGCAACTGATGCGTCGGCGCAGTAGCGATTTCAGGATGCCGTGGTCAATGGCGTAAAAATACTTGGCAATGTCCGCCTTCAAGACGTAGACGCGCCCATGCTCTCGTTTGACGCGGCGCAGCATGGCTTGGGCGCGATCTGCCCCCTGATGCGTGCCTTTGCCGGGCCGACAAGCGTAGCTGTCGTGAATGAAGCGGCGCTCCCAGATCGGTTCAATGGCGGCGACGATGGCGTGCTGCACCACGCGGTCTCGAAATGGCAGTGCGGCAACGGCGCGTTCTTTCGGCTCGTATACCTTGAACGTGCGGTACTGACTTGTCTGGTAGATTCCCCAGATCAGTTCATTTTGAAGCGCAATCAGGTTGCCTTCCAGGTCGAGTTCAAAGCGTTGGACTTCTGCCCTGGCGCGTTTGCCGCGCCGGGCGCGCAGGTAGGCGGCGTGCAGGGCCTCGAAGTCGTAGATGCTGGGATAACTATTGTTGTACGTCTTTGCCATAAACCAAACCCCGAAGGGCGGCGGCTGCGAGGGGTCGCCCTTCGGGGCTACTGTCTCGGGCCACCTGTTTACTCTTCCGGCTCGGGCGGTTTACCGTTGCCGAGGGATGCGCATCCTTTTGGGGGCGTACTGCCGTCAGGCCCATAAGTCTGCCGTTTCTGACCTTCCCCAGAAGCGGGGCGAGCACCGTAGTTCGTGTTGGCCGCCGCGCGCCGAACGTTCAGATCCACGGCGAACAGCCCGGCGTGCGCGGCACCATTCCAGGCATTTTCAACGCGCAACCCCATTGCCGTCACCGGCAATTGCTTTGACCCAGCCGCCTACCATGCGACTGATTTCGTCATTCAGTTTTGCCCAGATTTCGTATTGCTTGAATGCCAGATAGCCGAGTTCTTTGGCACAGCGCACTTGCGCGCGCAGTAGATCGAGTTCTGCGTCAAGTTCCTGCAAGGTTGTTTTCTTGTGGTAGCGCTTGTTGCACACGACGATCAACCGCAGTAGCGTCCACATCGTGGTGCGGATTTCAGCACCGAGTACGTGCCGCTCAACCTTGGGGAAGCGTTGTACGGCCTTGTGACCGTAGGCAATCATCGCTTCGCATTTCTGGCGGATGAGCAGGTCGTTTTTCTGCGCAGACATTAACTCTACACCCCAATCGTGCGCACGATGGCATACAACACGACGGCGGCGACAAACGGTGCCACCCAGTCCAATACGCTGCCGCTATCCCAGACTGCCGGATCGAATCCTCCCCACCATGGCATATTTGATCGTTTGCCTTTACCAATTTGGGTAATCCAGCGGTATTCTGCTTGCGCGTGCTCACGGCCAAGCCACCAGCAGCCCGCAAATGCTGCTCCAATAATCCAATCTCCCAGCAGCAGCCCGCATGCTGTCTGGGCGATGAGGGTGATGGCCGCGTGTTCAATTGGCGTCGTATCCATTGCCTTATTCATTGTTGATCCGTTCAATGGGACGGGCTATCGCCCGCCCCAGCAGATTCCACACACCAGATTTCAGATGACAAAAGCGGGGCGAGCACCGTAGCTCGTGCTGGCCGCCGCGCGCCGAACGTTCAGTGCCACGGCGAACAGCCCGGCGGGCGCGGCACCATTCCAGGCATGACCACGACGCGCCAAACGTTCGCCATAGTTACGCACATAGACGCGGTCGTTCTTCAAACCATCATTTGAGACAGAAAACAGGCCCAAGGCGCGGGCGATGGGTGGTACGTTCAATCCAGTCTTAGCGGTGATGAGTTTCAAGCTATCACCCATCGAATCTCCATGATCGTCGTTGCCAGCTTCGCCCAAGCGGTTGTCGATGGCGTCTGACAAAATGATGCTTCCGCCAGTTGGCGTTGATGCGTCGTATTTCAGCGTACCCGCCGTGCCGGGCGCGACCAAAGACCCGTCTGATGCCTTAATCGCCCGCCAGGCGCTGGAATCCCGTGCCATATCGGTGCTATGTAGCGCCGCATCGTTGTTGGTGATGATCTGGATTTCGCCATCGAACAGCCGTAGACCGGGCGACCATTCCCAGAGGTTGCCGCATAGGTCGGCAATGCCGTTGGGCGTGTTGTCGTGCCGCCATGATGCGGGGCCGGAGCCGGTGAGCGTGCGCGCGGTGCCGTTTGTGTCGCCTGGCGTGCCGCCGTCCCGACGGCGCGCGGTCTCAAACGTCGCTTCGTGCGAGCGCCCATATTGCGTGTTGCCGCGTGGCTGAAAACCGTTTTTCAAACACCAAAGCGCGATTGCCGAATATTCAGCATGGGTCATGACGTGAAAACCTGGGCCTGCGGCGCGGGCGGCGGCGACGAACGTGTCGTGGTTGGCGGAGGCGCTGGGGTCAACGCCAGCCAGCGAAATCAGTTCGCCGTTCTTGATGACGCCTTGATACGCACCGATGAACAGCTCGCCCTTTTCTATGCCACCGACAATAAAGGCGGGGTGGATACCTGTACCGAGACTGGCATCAATGTCTTCCAGATTGAATCTCGGGATGATGTTCATGATGCTGGGCTGGCCGCTGGCGGTATAGAGCACGGTTTGTTTGCCGCCGCTGGCGGCTTCCACAGAAGCGCGAAGGTCGTCTTTGACGTAAATGCTGGGCATGGGGTTTCTCCAATCGGGAATGAGGGCTTATCAGGCGATCAGTTCGCCAGCGGCCAGAGGGTGACGGTGACGGCGTTGGCATCCAGTTCTTGCGCCACCCGCGTGCTGCTGTCTGCCGCGCCAATGCCGCCCTCGCTTTCCTCTGCGCCCTCCATACCGTCTGCGGGAATTTCCTCGTAAATTCTGGCTGGAATCGTGACGTGCGCCAGATACGCGCCGTCACCGCCGATGTGTGCGCCGCTGGCAGATTGGCGCACTTCCACAACGTGTTCGCTGTCTTGTTGCAACGCCTGGCAGTCGATTTGCACGCCAGCAATGGTGATGACGTAACCGTTGACCGAGAAATCGGCAACAGCCTGGCCGGGGTGTTTGAGTTCAATACGTGCCATTGGGGTTTTCTCCTGTGAAATGGTTAATTGCTCAAGCGCGACAGCTTCCAATGCACGCGCACGTTGTCGGCGGCGCTGTGCAGTTCCACCGCAAAGCCGTTGGTGGCGCGGCTGCGGGCGACGACGGCATCCACGCTGCACGGCGCGCCTTGAGCGTCAACCACGTCAAACTTGATCTGGTAATCCGAGGCGTTGACGCGGTTGATTGCCACGGTCTGCTTGGGCGGGCTGTCGAGCAGCAGCGGGAACTGCGGTTCAAAGCGGCGTACGCTGGTCAGCGTGACGTTGTTCAAATTGGGGTCGGTCGCGTCGGTATTACCCGCCGGTATCGTCAGTTGGTACAGCCTGATGGCGGCATCCGGTACATCGGTGCCGACCGGCGTAACCGTCGGACGCCACAGATTGTTGCTGTCTTGAAACAGATAGGCGTACACCGTGGCAGGCGCACTCGTCGTGTTGCTGGGGACGCTGGCCGCGTTTTGCGTGCCGCTCACAGAAAACACGCGTCCTTGGGCAAAGCAGACGCCATCGGTGAAATTCAAGTTGCGCGTGGCGGTATCGGATTTGCTGGCTTCGCAGCCACGCACGAGGCCACGGTTGGCAATGACGATCTCGCCTTGCTGCTGGGCGACAGTTTTCAAACCCAGCACACCGGAATTTGCCAGTGCCGCTTGCTGCAATGCGTATTGCAGGACGGCGATTTTGTTGTTGTCGGCTTCCTCGGATTGGCCGGATACACTAGCGGCAAGCTCGTGCATGCGCATGGCGAGATTCGAGTTGTCGCCGCGCGCGTTTTCGACTTCGTCGGCAAACTGCTTCAGATAAACGTCGTTGTTGATCAGATGTTGGTAATTCGGGTTCCACGTATCCGGGTGCTTGGGGTCGCTGGTTTCCAGCTTGCGTATAAAACCCTTGAAGCTGGGGCTGCCGGTCAGGTTTGCCATGGTGATGCTCCTAATATTGGAAAGTCAGTTCAAAATCCATCTCGGTCTCCGGCTCAAACGCTTTGGGGGCAATCACGCGCTTGCCTACCAGCGTGCCGTCGGTCGTAAACGCCGCGACGCTGCGCAGGGTGCGGGTGCCAACGGCGATGCCGATCAGCGTGGCCTTGGCCGTTACCGTGACGTCAGCAACGCTCACATCGGCCTCGATGCGGGCGAACTCGCCGGGAAGGGTTGTGTCGGTGGCCGGGTCATACGGCGCGTCGCCGGTACTGAAGGCCAGATAGCGGATGCGCGGGATCGCGGTGCCGTGGGCGGCGGCGTGCGCCACCTTGCTGCGATAGACCTTGGCGGCGGCAATGGCGGTGGTACTCATAGCGGTTCCTGTGTAATGAGGGATTTGTGGCGGATGCGCACCTTGCCCCAGAAGGCAATCGTCTCGGGTGCGGGAATTTCGCCAAGGTTGCTTGTGCCGTCCAATACGTCTTCGCCGTCCGAGAGCAGCGGGTAGCGCAGGTCACCGCCGTCAAGGCGCGTGGTGGCGTCCAGTGTTTCGCCGGACAGAGTGCTCGCGCCATCCAGAAAGTCGCTGTTGTCCAATGTGTCAGGCAGTTCGATGTACGCACCGCCCAGCGTCGTGCCGGATAACGTCACGCGGGCTGCTGGCACGCGGATGGATAGCTGCCCGCCGTCCAGGGGTTCGCCCATATAGCGCTCTGGCAACAAGATGCTGGCACCGTCCAGACGACTGCCGCCGTCCAGTGTGTCCAGCAAAGTCTCTCCGCCAATAATGTCGCAGCCATCAAGCGTGTCGAAATCGGGAATGGTGAAACGGCGGCAGCCGTTAAACACCGTGCGGCCACGGGCAGAGAATCCCGTCAGGCGTACCATGGCGTCAAAGTGCGCGGCGGCAAACAGCAGTATCGCCACCAAATGCGAGCGCGCGGGCGCATAAGCCGCGCAGACCTGCGCGATATGGCGTAGCATGGCGCGACTGGTAGAACCGTCCGCAACATTTAAGCGCAGCGCGTATTCAGCCCAACTGGTGGTGGCAAAGCGAAAATTGCCGCCCGGCGTGGACAGGTCGCCCGTGCCGTTAATCAGTCCCACACCATCGAGCAATTCGCCGCCCGCAGCCCGCCATTCGGCGATGAATTGGCCGGCCAGCGCCCGCTGAATGGCCCAGGGCGTACCCTTTTTGCGATGCAACGCCAGCGACAAGCGGATGGCTTCGCGCTTGCCCGCTTCTGTGGGGATGTCATCAAATTCATCCACGTGCAGCGCCCAGGCCAGCCAGGGCAGCAGCGGTTCAGGGCAGGTGTCGGCGTTCCATAACTGCGTAATCGGTACAGGCAAGATGTCGGGGCGGGCGGCGGCCTCGATGGCGCGCTCCATCGCGCTGGCATTGAAGGGCAGCAACGAAGGCGACGACAGCGATGGCGACAGTGCCATTACACGCTCCCCAACTGCACATCCACGGCCACGCAGCGCGCCGCCTGATGGCCGGCGACAAGTACGCTGTCGGCAGGGCTATACAGGTCTACACGGGAGACGCCTGGCTGGTGCAGCGCTGCGTGCAGACCCGAGATGGTGATGGCGTGGCCGAGCCGGAATTGGTCAGTCACATACTGCTGGCAAGCCGCGCGGGCGGCAGACAGCAGCGTGGTCGCGTCCGGCCCCGGCTGGCAAATGATTGCCGCCGATACCGCGTAGGTCAGCACTTGCGCGGCCACCACCGAGACGGTATCGCACAAGGGGCGCACATCGTCGGCATTCAACGCAGCCTGAACCTGTGCGAGTAGCGCCGGTCCAGGCACGCCGCCGGGGTTCTCGGCAGACATGACCGCCAGCACCACGACCTGCACCTGCCCCGGCGTCGGGCTATCTACAAACACATCGGCCACCTGGTTCGATGCCGACAAGGCATGGTAGACATAAGACAGGCGCGGCCCGGCGGTCGAGTAACCTTCCAGCGACAACTGGGCGCGGCTGCGCAGCCTGTCGTCGGTTTCATCGGCCAGACGCGCTACCCCCAAGAGCGCTGCCAGATTGTCCAAATCCGCACCGCGTGCGTAGGCCAGCATGGTCGATTGCGCCGCGTCGTTGATGCGCGCACGCAGCAGCAACTCCCGATACGCAAAGACTTCAACGAGTTTGGTAGCGGGTTCGGATTCCAGCGCCAGCACGCCGCCCAATTCGGGCGCGATTGCCAACAAATCGGCCTTGATGGTGGCGAGGATGGTTTCATAGTCCAGTGGCTCCACCACGTTGGGCGCGGGCAAGCGCGACATATCGATAGTCATCGCGCCACTTCCACGGTCAGCGACAACGAACCAGACGGCGCACCGTCCAGCCGGTACAAACCGTCCACCGTCAGTTCCACGCGCCCCGGTGCCATCGCGCCGACCGTGACGCGCTGCAAGGCAAAGCGCGGCTCCCAAGTGCGCAAGGCGCTGGCCGTGGCGGCAAAGATGGCCGCCAACTGGCGGCGATTGGTGGGGGAGTCGAGCAGGTCAAACAGGTGCGAGCCGTAGCGCCGCCGCATGACTCGACTGCCTACGGGGGTGGTCAGAATGTCGCGTATCGATTGCTTCAGGTGCGCAAGACCTGTCAGCGTTCGACCTGTGATGGCATGAGTTCCGTTCATCGTTCCCTTTTCCGTTCATACCCCAAGTGTGGCGCAGGGCGCGCGGACATTCCTGCGGCGGGGTTGACCGCGCTATTGACGGGTACTAATCGTCATCATCGTCCCAATCGTCATAGTCGGTACGCCGGTCTTGCGATTCGTCGCGCACAAAGTCCTCGCGCCGCTGCGCCTGTATCGCGGTGACAAAGCCACCCGCGTCCAGCCGGTGTTCGGCTTGCGTGACGATCCACTCGCCATCGGTGATCTCATCAAAGCCGGTCAATTGCACAGGCATCTCGGCGCACAGCATGGCGTTGCCGGTCAGCGTCAGCGACAAATTCGTGCGCCCGCGCTGCAACTGGCGCAATTTGGCTTCGGATGCGGCCAGCGCGTCGGCCTCGGATGCGTAAGGATGGCGCAGGTACATCAGCGGCTCGCCCAGACCCGCATACACATACTGATGCTCGCCCATACGCTTTTGCCGCAAGTGTGCGCCCACACAGGCGTAGTACTGGCGCTCGGCAATGCTGGTGCGCCAGCCGCCGTTGCCAATCACCTGCGCAGGGACGATGGCAACCGTTGGCAGAGGTTCGCCATTCGCAGTCACGCCCGCGCCGCGTTCAACGAAGAGCAGGCTACCGCCTGCCGGTTTGGCCACCGCGCCGTACTGGTCAGCCAGGCGCGTGAGCAGGTGCAGATCGGATTCGTACAACTGCTCGGTATGATCGATCATGAGTTTGGCGAACTTGTCGGCGCAGCGCGGTTGCAGACCGTGTTCTGCGGCTATCGCAGCGACAATGGCTCCGACAGTGGTGCGAAACCAGTGGCGTTTTTTCCAGCTTTTCAGGCTGGCTTTCATGTCGGCGGATTTACCCGACAAGCGCAAGCTGCGCGGCAAGCCCGACACCTCGATTTCGTCCACCGTGTACTGGCCCATGCGGGTCAGCCCCTGGCCGTTGTAGCCCAACTCCACCGTCAACACGGCACCGGTGGCGGGAATGGCGATGGCGTTGTCGCGGTTATCCAGCGTCACCTCAAACTGGTCGGCGGTAATACCCGCTTCGTCCGAGACGCGCAGGGACAGCAGCCGGTCGGACAGAACGGCGGTGATGTCTTTGTCGTCGTGGATGACGCGAAAGGCGGGTGTCATGGCGGCTGCCTCATGTCCACAACCGGATGGTGCGAGTTGTCTGGGCGGTCGGCGGGATCAAGGCGGGTAGCCGCAGCAGCACACCGGCGGGCAGTCTGGCCGGATGGTGCGCGACCTGCGGGTTAGCCGCCAGCAGCGCGTGTACCGCGTGTTCACTGCCGCACACGCGATACGCAATGGCGTCGAGCACTTCGCCGTCGCGGGTCAGATAGGTTTGGGTGGCGTTCATGGCGCGGCCTCGTTTTCTGTTGCGGTGTCGGGCTGCATCGGGGTATCTGCGTTGACGGCCACTTCAGCAGCGGCGGCGGCGGGCGCAAACGCATCCTCGCCGTAAGCGGCCAGCGCGATGGTGAAATCAATGCGGCGCGGCTGGCCGAGCGCGTCCAGTTCTGAACCCGCCTCGTTGATGGATTCAATGACGTAACTGCCGTAGACCGTGCCAAAGTGATCCAGCAGGGTTTGCGGCTCGCCCAGCCCGGCAACAGAACGCAGCCTTGAGAGCGTCTCTTGCCCGCCGGTATAGTGCGGCAGCAAATAGCCTTCCAGCGTAATGGCCTCGTTGCCCGCGCCGACAAATTGCCGCGCGGGCGTGCGCAGCAAGCGTTCCTGCACTGCCCAGCGGTATTCAACGTTGCGCGTGAGCGTCTGATGGGCCAGTGTGCCAACCATAAACGGCACGTCACCCAGCATCAGCATGACCGCGCCCGCCGGGGCCGGGTCGCTGCGGTTCAGGGATTTCAAGACCTCGCCCACTTTGCCGGTAGCGGCGTCGATACGCCGGTTT